TGGTCTTGAGCCAGTCGGTGACGTTCGCCAATGACACGCTAACCATCAATATCCCTGCTGGCGCATACCAGAACGGAGAGAAGTATTGCATCGTGGTTGCCCAGAGCATACCGGACACAACCACCATCAAAGCCCCTGTGGTTATTACCATCGGCGCAGGAACTACAGCATACCCTCTGACCGACTGCAACTGTGCTCAGGCAACAGCCGAGAGCATCCACACTCGCACCCGCTATGCTACTCGTGTTGCAACGTCTGCGACTGGCACAGGCACGTTCAAATATCTTGGCTGCTTCTGCCGCTCTCACGCAGGTGCGCCTGCGTCCATTTCTTGAGGAGGTATAGATTATGGGCAAGAACAATTTTCGCCGCATGATGATGCTCCGTGAACACGACAAAAACCGTGAGCCGGAGCGTGACCGCCTTGAAGAAGAGCGTGACCGCAGGGAGCGCGAACTGGAACGCCGTATGCGTAAGCTGGAAGGCGGCAACGACCGCTATCCTTACTATCCGCAGGAGGAAAACCGCTACATCGACCCCTACCCTATCCCCCGCTACCCTGACGTTGAGTATGGGCGCAAAATGCCGCAAATCGGCTTCTC